AGGCCGAAGAAGGCGCAGCTAAGGTGCAGCTTTGACCAATCAGGGCAGCCAATCCCCCCTATTTAGGATTTTGGGGCGAAGTCGTGGAGACCGAATCCCCCCACGCTTTTTTTCACGAGTGACGTGTGCATGAAAGGGGGTCTATAAAATAAAAATGGAAAAATTAAACGAAAAAGAAAAAGAAGAACTGATTTTGAAAGACCTCCGAAAACTTAGGAGAATTTTCAAAAACTTGGATAAAGACCGCAAGGTTGTAGCAGAAAAGCTATGCAAAAAAGCAGCCTTCATGGACGTGACGCTGGACGAAATGCAGAGTCAGATCGTGGCAGAGGGTTATGTGGTGGAAGCCGTAAATGGAAACGGCTTCACTGTCCAGATGGACCACCCGGCCATGAAGACCTATAACACCATGATAAAGAATTACACTACGGTAATGAAGCAGCTTGCCGATTTACTTCCAGAGGGTGCAGAAGAAGCCGATGAGCTACTGGCTTACGTGGGGAGGAAAAAGAAATGACCTTCCTGGAAGAATATTTTACCGCACTGTTAGACGGGAGGATAAAAGCCTGTGACAAGATGAAGAGGGTCTCCCAAAGGCTGCTCGATAATCTATACCAGCCGGAGGCGTTTCACTTCGATGAGGAAATTGCCAATAGCCATATAGACTTTATCGAAAGATTCTGCAAGGTGCCTGCCGGAGATATAGGACAGCCCCTTAAGCTGGAGCTGTTTCAGAAGGCCAGGCTTCAGGCCGTCTACGGCTTCGTAGATGATAATGATATGCGGCAGTATAACGAAGTTCTCATCATCGAAGGACGGAAGAACGGTAAGACTACGGAATGCGCAGCGGTAGAGATTGACCTGGTAATGAACGATGGCGAAGGCGCACCGGAAGTATATAACATAGCCACTAAATACGAACAGGCTATGAAAGGCTTTACGGCAGCCAACAACATGCGTAAGCAGTCGGCCATGATATCTAAGCATCTGAAAAAGAGGGCGGCAGACATGTACTGCCATTATAACATGGGCACGATTAAGGCCATGGCCAGCAATGTTAAAAGCCTGGATTCCTTGGATTCCCATGGAGTAATCATTGATGAGCTTGCAGCCATTACCAACAGAGACATATACGATTTAATGAAACAGTCAATGGGTGCCAGACAGCAGCCATTACTTTTCTGCATAACGACAAACGGCTTCGTCCGTAACGGCATCTTTGATGCCCAGTATGATTATGCAGATAGACTGCTAAAAAACGAAATTGAAAACCCAAGGTTCCTGCCGTTTATTTATGAACTGGATAACATAGATGAAATGTGGGATGAAGAGTGTTGGATAAAGGCGAACCCCGGGTTAGAAACCATAAAAAAGCGTGAATTCCTCCGGGAGATGGTAGCGAAAGCGAAGGTGGACGCCACCTTCCTTCCTACTGTCCTGGTAAAGGATTTTAATATACCTCAAACGAGCGAAAGCGCATGGATGAGATATGAGGAGCTGAATAACGAGGAGACTTTCCATATTCAGTTCGACTACGGTATCGGCGGATTTGACGCAGCCGACAGTATTGACCTGAATGCGGCTAAGGTGGTCTGCATGAGACCGGGAGATTCGAAGCTGTACGTCAGATCCATGTACTGGATTCCAGAAACAGTCATAGAAAAGTATGAGGCTATGGGTAACCGTAGAGAACGAGATCGGGCTCCTTACTCCCTGTGGGTGCAGCAGGGATACATGAGGACCTGCCCAGGAGGAAAGTGCGATAAGCGCATCTTCCTGGAATGGTTCAAGGAGCTTCGTGAAGAGGAAGACCTGTTTTTCTACGCCATAGGATATGACCCATGGCACATAGATGATAGCCTGCTCCGGGAGTTTAAATCAGAGTTTGGAGAAAACTGTATGATACCGGTTCGCCAGGGCACCAAGTCTTTATCCACACCGATGAAGGACCTGAAAGCGGAGTTTACAGAGCACAATGTGGTCTATAACAACAATCCGATAGATAAGTGGTGCCTCATAAACACCGAAGTAAAGACGGATATAAACGGCAACATACAGCCGGTAAAGTCAGCCGACGCCACCCAGAGAATAGACGGAACCATAGCGCTAATCAATGCCTATAAAGTGCTGTGTGATAAGAAAGATGCATATATAGGGCTGAATGAGCCAGCCGAAGAGAAAGAAGGTGAATGAAATAGGACTTTTTGAAAAAATATTCCCGAAGACAGCGGTAAACCAAGCGACGGAAAACTATTTCCAGACGCTGACGGCCTACCAGCCAAGGTTTACCACCTTCCAGGGCGGGATTTATGAAGCCTTAATGTGCAGGTCAGCAGTACATACCTTCGCAAACCATTGCAGCAAGCTGAAAATAGAGGTGACCGGGAGCAACGACCGTCTGAAAGGGGTTTTAGGGAACAAGCCAAACCCATGGATGACAACCTCCCAGTTTTTATACCGTCTGGCCACGATTCTGGAAGTAGATACGACGGCCTTCATCGTTCCTATAATGGATTATGAGGGAAAGAAAATCATGGGGTTTTACCCGGTAAAGCCGGCAGACGCTGTGATAAAAGAGTACCGCGGGAAGGAATACTTCGTGTTTACGTTTCCTACGGGAAAGCGTGCAGCAGTAGAGGCGGATTTTGTAGGCGTGCTTACTAAGTTCCAGTATAAGGATGACTTCTTTGGAAGCGGCAACGGTCCGCTCTATCCGACCATTAAGATGATGGACACCCAAGACCAGGGCGTCATAGAAGGAATTAAAAGCAATGCCTCTATTCGTTTTATGGCCATTCTGTCAGGAGTGTTTAAAGACAAAACCATTGAAGAGGCAAGAGCTTCCTTCGCAAAATATAATCTGCAGAACAATAACACCGGCGTCATGATGTTTGACGAGAAATTTAGAGATGTGAAGCAGATCGACTCCAAGCCGCTGGTGGTTGATGACCGGCAGCTGCAGCAGATAAAAAATAATATCTACACCTACTTCGGAGCCAACGAAAAGATTCTCATGAATAACTTCGGAGAAGATGAGTGGAATGCATATTACGAGGGAAAGATAGAGCCATTTGCCATTCAGGTATCGGAGGTAATGACAAGTATGCTTTATTCCGATCGGGAGCTTGCCTTCGGAAATAAGATTATTCTAAGCTCCAACCGGTTAGAGTATGCGTCAAATAAAACCAAGCTGGACGTTGTAACCCAGCTATTTGACAGGGGTATGATGACGCAGAACCAAGGCCTAGAGGTGTTCAACATGCCTCCAGTAGAGAATGGGAACAAATTTTACATCAGAAAAGAATACGCGGAAGTCAATAAATTAAACGAGGCACAAGGCCTGACAGGAGGGGAAGACGATGCCAATAAGGACGGAGAGGGAGTATCGGGCAATGCCGATACTGATGAGAGCTAAGGAGAAAAGAATAGATTCCGAGTTTTATGTGGAGGGATTCGCCACCACATTTAATGATCCATACGTTTTGTGGGAATATGACGGGGTGGAGTACAAGGAAATTATAGCCCCCAATGCCCTTCAGGGCGCAGATATGACGGATGTGCTCTTTCAATATAACCATGGAGGGCGTGTCTATGCCAGAACGAAAATGAAGCAGGGGAAAAAACCTACGCTGATTTTAGAGCCGCAGGAAAGGGGCCTGTTTGTAGCCTGCGATTTAGGCACAACAGAAGAATCAAGGAAAATGTATGAGGATATTGACGCCGGCCTGATTTATCAGATGTCATGGGCGTTTACGGTTGAAGAGGATGCATATAATCGGGATACTCATACCAGGACAATAACGAAAATCAAGAAGGTTTACGATGTGTCAGCGGTGGATTTACCGGCTAACCCATCAACCGATATATCGTCTCGTAGCTGGGTCAACGGAGTGATTGAACAGGAAAAGCAGGAGTTCGCAGAGAGACAGAAGCAAATTCAGAGGATTAAGATTTTAACGGAGGTAGTGAAATGTTAAAAAAGAGAATGGAAGAGATCGTGAAAAGGCTGGGAGAGATTAAGGCAGAAACTGAAAAGCCGGATGCAGATTTAAATGCGCTGGAGGAAGAAAGCAGAAATCTGACCACTGAATATGAGGAGCTGAGAACCAGAGTAGAGGAAGCAGAACGCAGACAGCGTATTCTCAACGAGGCAGCCGAAAGCGGATTAACTGTAAGAAATTTCGCTCCGCAGGCAGCTCCGGAGGCAAGAAGCTATAATGCAGATTCCCCGGAATACAGAAGCGCATTTTTAAAGAGAATGAGAGGCATTGAGCTGACGGAGGTAGAAGAAAGAGCAATGTCCAGTGCGGAAGGCTCCGTAGGTGCTACCATTCCGACTCAGACAGTAAATAAGATTATCGAAAAGGTACACCAGTATGCACCGCTGCTTTCTAAGATTGACCTGGTAAGCGTTCCGGGCTACGTTAAGATTCCTACTGAGGGAACTACTACTGACGCAGCCATCCACGCTGAAGGAGAAACCATTAAGGCCGGAGAGGATACGATTAACTACATCCAGCTTGGCATGTATGAGATCACCAAGCTGCTTACCATCTCTAAGACTGTAGAGCTGATGAGCGTAGATGCTTTCGAAACTTGGCTTACTGATAAGCTGGCCAGAACCATCGCCGAAAAGATTACCGGATACATTCTGGTAGGCACAGGTACCAATGAACCGCAGGGAATCGATGCAATTGCGTGGGATGAGAATAACTCAGTAACCGTAGCTGCAGGTAAGAGCCTGGCCGTTTCCGACTTAGACACTACAGTTGGACTGCTGAACGGCGGATATGATTCCGGCGCCGAATGGGTTATGTCGAAGAGAACCTTCTTCAACGATTTCAGAGCCCTGCAGGATAATGCTAAGAATAAGGTTATCTGGCAGGAAGGCGGAAACTGGTATGTAGAAGGATATCCGGTTACCTTCGATGACAGATTAAAAGAGCATGATGCCATCCTTGGCAACCTGAGATTAGGTTATGTAGGCAATATGCCGCAGACCGCTACCGTTACCGGCCAGTTCGTAACCAGAGAAAATAGCTACGACTTCTTAGGCGCTGCTATGTTCGATGGAAGAGTCCAGGCAGTAGAAGCCTTCGTTAAGCTGACTAAGGCAACAGAGTAGGAGGTGAAAGGTGGCAACGATAGAGATGATTTCAAAAACGATGGATTACGTTAAAGCCGATCCATCGGATATATCCCTTGAGGCCATCCTTGATGCTGCCATCGAAAAATGCGAGGAAGAAACGGGCAAGGCGTTTGACGAGTCAAGCGCCTTGTACTGTATCGCAGTAATGATGCTGGCAGCAGACTGGTATGACCACAGAGGAACGACAACCACAGAAAATCTAAAGGACATGCCCGAGTCCATACATGTGCAACGGATATTAAATCAGATTTCCCTTAACTCGGACTATGCGGGGGTGTCGGAATGAATGTGGGTCAGCTGAATAGGAGAATCGAAATATTACGTCAGGCGTTTAAGGAAGATGAGAACCTTGGCACCAGTGAACCCTATGAAGAGGTATTGGCTAAAATCTGGGCTAACATATCTCCGAGAACCGGGTCTATGCTTAACGGCAGGGATGCCGGCACGATTCTTTCCCAGACCACCCATGCCATTACGGTGCGAAGCCGAGGAGACATTACAGCAGACTGCCGGATCAGGTGGAAGGATGAGTTTGGAAGGGCGCATATGTTCGACATCGACTATATACTGCCGCCGGCCGGAAGCAGGTTTATGACCATCTACGTCAGGGAGGAAACCAATGGCTGATATTTTAGATGTATCGGAACTTAGTGAGTATGCAGAGGCTATTTTAGAGACGGCTACGCAGGAAATGCCGAAGATTGCGAAAAGCTTCCTGAAAAGCGAAGCAAATAAGCTGAAGAGGCAGGCTATAAGAAGGGCAAAACGGACTATTAACGAAAAAACGGGAAACTACATCAATGGATTCACAGCTGGCAAAAAAGTATATGGATACAAAGACAGCAGGTATAACATCATGGTACGCAACGACGCACCTCATGCCCATCTCATAGAATATGGCCACAATATGGTTAACCATGACGGAGAAAAGGTTGGATTTGTACCAGGTAAGCATATCCTTGAGGATACGAGTACGGCATTTCAAAAGACCTATGCTAAGGATATAGAAAATGCCCTGGTCAAGAAAGTCATAAAGGAGCTGGAAAGATGATTGGAGAAAAGGACATAGTAGCAGCCATTAGTAGGCTGCTAAAGGAAAAATATCCGGATATACCGGCTCATACGACAAACACCAAGGAAGGGTTTACGAAGGAATGTTTTTTCATTGAGATTGTAAATCCGGAAGTGAGCGCCATGGGTGAGGACTTTATGGAGACGAACATGTCAGTTAGGGTATCATACTTTCCAATCGGTAGATACACCATGAACAGACTGTTCGAGGTCAGGAAGGAACTGGCTAACCTGTTCCTAATGACGCTAAGAATAAATGATGATTTCTACATCACGCTGGAAGATGCGGTTTCCTTTACATTCACGACAGCAGGAAATCTGGAAATGCTCATAAGTCTGCATTACATGGAAGAACAAGATTCCTCCACTGAGGAGGACATTGAGATGATGGAAGAATTGAATGTTTCCATCGGAGAGGAGTAAAAAAATGGGGTTACCACAGATTATAATCAATTTTACGCAGAAAGCAAGCTCGGCCATAGAGCGCTCTGAAAGAGGAATCGTGTGCCTGCTCATAAAGGATGCTACAGCAGAAGGCAGGCAGTATTCCTATGAGCTGGTCAGCCAGGTTAGTAGTGACGACTGGACAGCAGCAAACTATCAGGTAATTAGAGATACCATGCTGGCAGGTCCTTCAAAGGTAATCGTAGTCCGGATGGGAGAAGACGAAGAATTTTCAGACGTAAAAGAAATCGTTGATAGTCTTTCCTTCAACTGGATGGCAGCACCGGGCTTAGAGGGCCAGTCAGCCATCGTTGACTACGTGAAAGACAGAAATAAAACCAGCAAAGGAAGAAGAATAAAAGCCGTAGTCTATAACGCAACCAATCCGGACGATGAGCACGTCGTAAACTTCCAAAACACTAGCGTTAAGAGAGCAGACGATGAAGAAGCTATAAGCGGCAGCCTTTATTTGGGAAGAATAGCAGGCCTTCTTGCAGCGCTGCCGTTTACCAGAAGCGCTACATACTATCAGCTGACAGACTTAGAATCAGTTACAGAGCCCGCTGACGTGGACAGCGCAATTGATAAAGGCGGCTTCGTCATTATCAACGATTATGGCGAACCGAAGATAGGCCGAGGGGTTAACTCTCTGCAGACGCTATCAGATAACCAGACGGAAGACTGGAAGTCCATCGTAATCATTGAGGCTATGGACCTGATGCTGGAGGATATCTACACATCATTTAAAGATGATTACGTAGGAAAATATAAGAACAAATATGAAAACCAGTGCACCTTCCTATCTGCCGTAAATAGATATTTTGCCGAGCTTGCTGGCGAGGACGTATTAGACCCTGAATATGATAACCATGCCGAAATCGACATTGAAGCCCAGAGAAATGCATGGCTGTCTATAGGTAAGGAGGAAGCTGCCTCTTGGGATGAGCAGACAGTAAAATCGAACACATATAAGAAAAATGTGTTCATCGCAGGGGAAGTAAAGATTTTAGATGCAATGGAAGACCTGACCTTTAGCATCGATGTAATGTAGGAGGTGTCGAGATGTCGAAGAAGAAACCCAATACAAATAAAATTATAAACGGAGCCCATGGAAAGGTCTGGTGGGACGGTGAGAAGATAGGAAACATCAAAAGTTTTCAGGCTAAAGTAACCATGAACTATGAAGAGGTAAACCAGTCGGAGCAGCTGGTGCCGGGATATAAGTACATGGGCTACTCCATCGCCGGAACCATGACTATGAACAAAATTGACTCCTTTACGGCAGAGAAATTGGCGGACGCCATTAAAAGCGGCATCATGCCGGAAGCGGATTTAATTGCTGCACTTGAGGATCCAGCGGCATATGGATATGAAAGAGTGGAGATTACGGGAGTGGTTTTTGATGAAATGACGTTAATGGACTTTGAAGTAGCAGCAAAACTTGAAGAGGAACTTCCGTTTAAGGCAACCGGATTCAGGTACATGGACAAG